CAGCTCCTTCCCGCCAAGCCGGGTTCAGGGTGGGCCAAAGATCCGGGTGCGATGCTCCGCGCTCGATGCATCTCGAAAGCCATTCGCATGCTGGCACCTGAAGTGGTTGCCGGTATCTACACGCCGGAAGAGACCGAAGACTTCCAGCCCGCAGTGACTGAAGTGGCTACGGCCCCCACCAAGAGCTTCGACATCACCGCAAAGCTCGAAGCCTTGTTCGAGACTCGTGAGGAAGATGTGAACGCCCTGCTCCTCAAAGCCGGTCGAATCAAGGATGGTCAGACCTTCCGTGATCTCGACGACTCCATCGCCTCCAAGTACATTGCCAAGCCTGACCTGATCCTCAGCAAGTTGCCGGTGATCGTCAGCCCCGAGATCGTTGCCACGGAGGTGTCCAATGGCTGATGCGATCTACAACTTATTGGCGGAGTTTTACCACTCCACGAAGGCACTCTCGAAGTCCGGTCTCGATCAGTTCCGCAAGTCGCCCGCTCACTTCCGAGCTTGGCAGGATGGGACCACACGCAACGAATCCAGTCCCGCACTGGAGTTCGGTACCGCCGCTCATTGCGCCGTGCTGGAGCCTGATCGCTTCGTGGGCCAATACACGGTGTTCAATGGAGATCGACGCACCAAGGAGGGCAAAGCCGCGTGGCAAGCCATTCTGGATTCTGGAAAGACCCCTCTGCCGCAGGAGCAGTGGGACAACATCACCGGAGCAGCCGCTGCGGTTCACGCTCATCCAGCAGCTTCTGGCCTACTCAATGGCATCAAGGCCGAGGTCTCGTACTTCGACAACTGGAACGGTGTAGAGGTCAAAGCCCGCATCGATGGTATGGGCAGTGATTACATCATCGATCTCAAGACCACCCAGGACGCATCGGCCAACGCATTCGCCAAGTCTGTCGCTCAGTTCCGGTACCACGTTCAAGCCGCTTGGTATCAGCGCATCACCGGTATCAACCGGTTCGTGTTCATCGCAGTCGAGAAGGAGGCTCCTTACGGAGTCGCTTGCTACGAACTCGATCAACTGGCCATCGATGTGGGTCACTCCATCATTGATGAGCAGCTCAAGACATTCATCGAATGCCAAGAACTCAACTCTTGGCCCTGTTACTCATCCCAGATCCAATCCCTTTCGCTGCCCGTGTGGGCGGCTCGTCAGTCCGAATAAACAAACCAACACATACATACTCACATGACATTCAAAGTTGATCGTTCCGCCGCAGAAGTTAAGCCGTTCGCTGGTCCCGGCGAATACACCGTGGTCATCAATTCCTGCAAGGATGATGGTCTCGATAAGTCCGGCAACAGCGTTGCCACCCTCCGCTACAAGGGCGTAAATGGCGAGGTCATCAGCGACCGCTTCCTGCTCAAGGAGACCATGATGTGGCGCATCCAAGCCCTCATCAGCGCGACCGAAGCCAACATCGATGATGGGGCCGAGTTCGATTTTAGCGTCAACGGAGCCTTCTTCCGATTCCTCCAAGGCTTCGTTGGACTCTCGCTCATCGTCGTCCTCGAAGAGGAGAAGTACACCGACAAGAACGGTGCTGAGCAGATCGCTCTTCGCGTTCGTCGCATGAAGAAGGTGCCGTCCGACATCGACACCATCTAACCCATAAAACAAAGCCCCCCGGAGTGTGCAGCCTCCGGGGGGTGATATGAGTCCAAAACAAACAAACAGAGCGCAACGACACGCTATGCAGACCAAAGATCATCCCGAAACCATTTCGACGCAAGCATTTCTGCTTCGTCCATACCAGCAACGAGCGGTCGAATGGGCCATGCTTGCCAACAGTGGACTCATCATCGCACCAGCAGGATGCGGCAAGACACTGATCGCTTCCTCGATCATCAAACACGCTGCCGCCAAATTTCCCAATGTGAGCTTCGGTTGGCTCGCTCCCACCCGCGAGACTTGCAATCAGGCAACCAATGCGCTCATTGCTGCCGGAGTGGACATCTCCCGCGTCGAAGTCCGGTGTCCGCATGAGTCAGTCGATTTCTCCAAGAAGGCCGTCCTGATTGTCGATGAGGCGAAGCATGCGCCAGCGGAGACTTGGCGAAGAATCATCGAGTCCTGCCCCGGATCGGTATTCGGATTCGATGCCACCCCGTGGTGCGATGACCCAGAGCGCAACGCCACACTTCGCTATCTCTTTGCCAACAACAGCTTCGAGATCAAGCGCGAGGAACTAGGCAATGTTCTGGCCCACGCGAACGTGTACATGCACTCATCGACAGACCCGATGCTCCAGCAACGGATCGATGACCAGATCGAAAGACTCTTCGCTGATCGCAAACGCTACATGCGTATCCGACATCAGGAACTCCGGGCGATGTGCGCTTGGGAAGCTCTAGTCGATATTGGAATCTGCCAGAATAATGCTAGGAACGACATGGCGACCATGATGGCCGCATCCGGTGGACCCAAGTGCCCCACCCTCGTTCTGGTTCCACGGGTCACCCTCGGAGAGCATTACATGCTGGCATTGAGAGGCTCCGTACTCGTGTATTCCAAGATGCCGAAGAAGCTTCGACGCGAAGTGATCGAAGAGTTCAAAGCTGGGAATATCAGCACCATGATCGCCACTTCATTGGCCGATGAGGGATTGGATCTGCCGAACGTCCACACGCTGGTCATGGTCTCTGGTGGTCGCAGTGCCCAGAAGACGATCCAGCGGGCCAGCCGCGCATTGCGCCGTGCGCCAGGAAAGGACCACGCGATCATTCACGACTTCAAGGACACCTTCCATCCTCTGGCTATGGCTCACGCGAAGAAACGTCTCAAATGCTACAAGGAACTTGGATGCTCGATTGTATGAACACTGTCATCACAATCGTTTGTATGGCCGTGCTGATGCCACTGTGCGTCATAGCAGGGATCTATGTAGGCCACTCTCTCACCATCAAATCGCAGAACACCAAAACCAATGAACAAAACAATCGTAGCCTGTGACCCAGGCGTGAACGGTGGGTTCGCAATCCACACCAAGGACGGCATCCTACTGTTACCAATGCCCGAATCATTGCCCGATATGGCGCAACTCCTTAGCGAATTCAATGTGGCGAACAGTCACCTATGGGTTGAGAAGGTTCCCAAGTTCGTGAGCAAGCTGACGCCAGCCGCAAGCGTTGCCACCCTCCATGAGAACTACGGCATCGTCCAAGGACTGGCCTACTCACAGGGCTACGCACTGCACCGAGTCGAACCCAAGATCTGGCAGGAACCTCTCGGCCTCGGCGGTAGAAAGGCATGCGCCACTGGCCCTGAGTGGAAGCGCAAGCTCAAGAGCAAGGCTCAGGAGTTGTACCCACAACTCGATGTGACCCTAGGTAATTGCGATGCGCTCTTGATCCTGCACTACGCACTGGGAGGTGGGCGATGAACGACAATGTAAATAGAATCGTGAACGATGGGAATGGAGTGATGGTGCTGAGCCGCAAGGAAGCCGGTGAAGCGTACAAAGCATTCAAGCGAGTGAAAGCTTACGAGGTAAGTTACTGGACGAGGAACAGGAAGAAAAAGGAATCGAAATGAGCGACACCCCGAGAACGGATGCTGCGTGGAAACCAGATGGAGGAGATGGGTATCCTACCGTGGATGTAGATTTCGCCCGATACCTCGAACGCGAACTCAACGCGGCCAACGACCGCATCAAGCGGTTGGAGGAGGCGGGGGATGTGCTTGCAGGAAAGCATCTGCTTGCAGTGAACATATACGATAATGCGAAAAAGCACGTTGCTGAATGGCACAAAGCCAAGGAGGCCAAGCTGTGAACCCTCAATACGAAGCGCACGAACGCCTGTGCAAATCCATCGGAGACATGGTGAAGGAGAACGAAGCTCTCAAGCAACGCATCAAGCGGCTGGAGGCAGTAGTACGGCTCTCGACGGTTCAAACGGATTACATCCAGCAACTCGAAACAGAGAACGATGCATTGCGAGCGGATCTGCTGCTGTGGGAAGAGAAGGGGTTGAGGCCATGATCATCCCAATCGGACCTGCCGCATTCATCTTCAGACACAAGCGAACCAATCAAATCGTCGTCGTTCCAAACGAGCGATGGCATGAGTTGTACGACAAGAAAGATGACTGGGAACATACTGCGAGCGTGAATGCTTGTGGCGCACTTCAGTACATCATCGACGCCAAACCGGCTGAACGGAAACGATACATCAAGTCACTTACGGAAAAGCCATGAGCGATACCCCACGCACCGATGCATACGTCGAGTTCTGGCTCAAAGATCGCCTCGCGCTCTGGCCCGACTTCGCTCGAAACCTGGAGCGTGAAATCAACCAACTGAAAAATGAGTACACTAGCAAGATTCGGATTGACCAAGGAGGCAATGGAGCGGATGGTTGGCGTCGTCAAGCCGTTCAAAGACCCGAACCCTCGGATCGAGAGACGGTGGCTGGCGATCCCGGACGAGATCAAGACCGCCATCCTCAAGGAGCATCACACCTACACACTCCGTGAATTGTCGGCCAAATATAAGATCTCAATTTCATGCGTATGGTACATTCGCAAGAACAGCAAAACCAAAACCAAAACAAAGAAACGATAGAGGAACTACAACGATGGAAACAGTTATGTCACGAGTTAGCCGCTTGCTTGGGCTGCGGCTGCACAGTTCAGACCGGTCTGTGCGTACAGTGCCACAAAGCGAACAAACGCTACCGAGCAATCCAACTCCCGCTCCGGTAGTCACAGCACCAATAAAGAAGAAACGTACACCCAGAGTGAAACTAACAGAATCAATTGAGAAGGTCACCGAACTCCGTAAGCAAGGTCTCACCTACCAAGTCATCGGGGACACCCTCAAGATGTCCAAGCAACGCGTTCATCAAGTGCTGAATGCACACAAGAAAAAGGAGGAATCCAAAAACCTGTGGACCAACGGACTCAGCGTTCGCAATACCAAGCTGATGACTCAGCTCAAGGTCAACAACCCAGTCACACTCATCACCATGATTAAGTCCGGGGACGTTCGACCGTTCAAGTACAAGAACTTCGGGCTGCGGTCTTACCATGATCTCTGTGCGTGGGCGGGAGTTGCTCCTATCGAGTTCCGTAAAATCAAAACCTGTCCGCACTGCAACAAGCTTATATGATCAGACATTCGTTTCCATTAGTGGAATCGATCAAGGTGGTCCGTCTCTCCGAGGGGCGGACCATCCGCGTTTTAAGGGATCGAACCAAAGACAACCTCAAGGTCATGCACGGAGATGCAGACATCCACCTTACTTGCGTAGCACAAGCTGACCCCATCGAGATGCTGAAGACACTGGCCAAGCTGGAAGACGTTCGGTCAGTCGAACTCACCGATGCAAAGGGCAACGGAATCATCATCCACAAACAAATCTGATCCATGAACAAGTCCTCAACACACGACATCGTCAACGCACTCAACATCCTCTCAACCGAGATTTGCTCCGTCGATGGAGCAGCCAACGCCCTATGCGCCGAGGCGTCAGCTCGTATCCTGGAACTCGTAACCCTCACAAAGGATCTGACAGCACACATCGTTTCCAATCCGGTTCATCATCCAAAGTGTAACGCCGCAACCAAAGGCAACTATTGCAACTGTATGTTGGCCAAACTATCGCACCCATGAAGACTCCACGACACGAGCAGCCTTGGTACGAAGCACGGTTGGAAAACAACAAGAAGCCGTCCAAGATCACCGAAGAAGAACGAACCATACTCACCGAGGAGAATCGTAAGCTCATCGAGGATGCGCCACGAATCATCTCGTGGGGAGTTGCCAACGGATGGATCGCTTACCCAATAAAGGAACAACGCAAATGGAAGATGCAAGAACTTGGTACGCCAACCGAACCAACCCAGCAATCATCGTCGAACTCATCGGATGCGCTCAGTACCGTCTGGCCGAACTCCGAACTCCAGTAGTCATATACCGCCGGGGTGAAAAACTATACGTTCGCCTCGAATCCGAATTTCACTCTAAGTTCAAACCACATGATCAAGAAAACTAAGGCCGGTTACAAAGTCGAGTCCAAGACCCATCATAAGAACATGGGCACTTACCCCACCAAGACCGCTGCCATCAAGCGCATGATGGAGGTCGAGATGTTCAAGGCGATGGACAAGGCCGGAACTCTTCGCAAGAAGAAGTAGGCCATAGACTCCGCAGTCCAACTCAGCAACGAATCAACGACATGACAACGCTCGAACGAGCGGCTCTTTGGCTTGCCAAGGTACCGCCAGCCGTCTCAGGACAGAACGGCCATTCAACCACCTACACCGCCGCCGTGGGACTAGTCCACGGTTTCGGACTTTCAGACACCGACGCATTCGCGCTCCTGTCGCAATGGAACTGCTCATGCCAACCTCCCTGGCAGGATCGCGAACTCCTCCACAAGATCCGACAGGCCAACGAGAAGTCCCACTCCAAGCCCCGTGGGCATCTTGCTGAATCCTCGCATACACAAGGAACAGCACCATTCGATATAACAAAGGTAGCCTTTAACAAGCCGAAGCCCGTTCCAGTGACTCAAAAGACCGTGGGGCATGATGATCCTGACGCGCCATCAAACCCGCCCGCAGCCCCCGTCCCGGCCTCGCACGACGCCTCGGAGTTTCAACGCTTCCTCCAGTCCGCATTCGCGCCCACCGAAGTGGTCTGCATTTGCGAGCAGGTCGAGGACGGTAAACCAATGACCTCCGGCTCGTTCCTGCCCATCGAGGATTGGATCGCCCGCTTCGATGACCCCGAATCCATCCTGTTCCGCAGCGACCGAACCGATGGGGTATTCGTCCGCATCAACCCGTTCCGGCCCAGCCTCTACAGCGGTTCGGACAACGATGTCGCAGCCTACCGCCATGTCCTCGTCGAGTTCGATGACAAGCCCAAGGCCGAGCAGGAACAGCTCCTACGCTCCTCTGGCCTACCCATCAGCGTCCTCATCGATAGCGGTGGCAAGTCGATCCACGCATGGGTTCGGGTAGACGCACCCAATCGCAAGGAATGGGATGCCCGCCGGGATCTCATCTACTCGTCCATCCCCGGCGTCGATCCGAAGAACAAGAATCCATCACGCTTCTCCCGCCTACCCGGAGCATGGCGCGGAGATCAGAAGCAGAAGCTGTTGGCCAACAACTTGGGTGCGAACTCATGGGAAGAATGGCTCACCGATCGTGAGACCGATGATGACAAGGCCACGGTGGTCAGCATCAAGGACCTGATGCACTTCGATGCAGCCAATGATCCCGACAACCTGATCGGCAAGCGATGGCTCACTCGCGGATCATCCATGATCATCTCCGGTGGCACCGGCATCGGGAAGTCATCCCTGATGATGCAGATCGTCATCCAGTGGGCGTTGGGCAAAGACTTCTTCGGTATCGCTCCAGTACGCCCGTTGAAGATCGGTGTCATCCAAGCCGAGAACGACAAGGGCGACCTCGCAGAAGCATTCCAAGGAGTAGGCCAAGGACTAGATCTCAAGCCCGATGAGATGAGATCGCTCCAGCAACAGCTAGAGTTTCGTACCGAAGCCGTCCGTACCGGCGAGCAGTTCCTCGCCTACGCCCGACGCTTCATCCACCGATCCAAACTCGATCTCATCATAGCCGATCCACTCTTCTCCTACTTCGGCGGAGACCTCAGCGATCAGGGCGAAGTCTCCGTGTTCCTCCGAAACAAACTCCAGCCCATCCTTCACGAGACCAAGGTAGCGTGGATCTGGATGCACCACATCAGCAAAGCCCAGCGGAAGGATGGCGAGCCGCTCACTACCATGGAACTCGCACACGCCGGATTCGGTTCCTCCGAACTCGCTAACTGGGCGCGGGAGATAGCCGTTCTGGCAGAGGTAGGCCAGTTCAAGCCTAGACGCTTCCAGCTGGCCTTCTGTAAGCGGGGATCACGGCTCCCGAAACCCACCCTCAACCTCCAGCACGGTACCCAGCACATGCGATGGGAGGAATACAACACCATGGTAATGACCGGCGCACAGCTCAAGGAGAAGCAACCGTATAACAATAAGTCCAAGAGAAAGGATCGGATATGACATACAGAGATCAGTTCGGCAAGATGCCGCCGCTCAAGCACGATAAGACAATAGCGTCGAGCGAAGTGATTATTCATATATCTCAGTCGCTCGCTTGTGATATTGAGCGGGCCAATAAGTTGTTCAATGAGTTAAGGAAGCGGAAGATCATTGTGTTCGATAAGTTGGATCGCTCCTGGCATGGGGTGGACAACCGCACCATCCGGCACACCGATTCCGACCGGATCAGGGCACTGGAGATCCGGCTGGAAACGCTCGAAACCAAGCACAAGAAGTTGCTCGCCGCGTACCGCGCCCACATCGACCTCCATCCGAACTAGGGGGGCCACCTAGGGGGTACCCTATAGGCCTATGGTGCCCCCCTTTTACGGAAAACCCTCCCCCCTAGTGTACCCCCACTATCCCCTCTTAATAGGGGAGTAGCTGCTCCCCCTAATATCGCTGTTAAAGCGATCGGGGGCAGCTACAGTTCAAAACACTCCCGATTGCGAAATCGCTCCGCCGCTTGGGTACCCCCTATTGGAAGTTTTCAAAACTCCCTGCCAGCGACTGGAAATGGAAAACCCGCCGCTTGTATGTTTGATCCAAGGGCTGGGATGTGGATTGCTGGAGCTGGAAGGGGTCTAGGATCGCGTTTGATTGATGGATGATGTGTGGGGAGCGGAATGGCTATTTTCCACTGCCATTGGGGATCAGCCGGTAATGGGGCGTTGGATAGACTCCACGGTTCCGGGACATGATTCGGAACTTGCGGCATTCCATCAGCCCAAGCTTGGCGGATTTTCCCAGAACAATCCCCGCCGCGTTATGAGTCACATTCCACTCCTGGGACCATTGAGCCGCCGTCTTCCAGCCCTCCGGCACTTCTTCAGCTTGGTTCGATATTGCCAGCCTCAGCTTCCTCAGAAGCTCGGCAGAACCCAGTTCTTCTCGTTTTGTGGCCATTGATGTAGATATAGTTGTGCGCTGTTAATTGTATACTCTCCAAATACAATACCGTGGGACCACGCTAGGGTTGAACGCCGCTTGGCCGCGTAATCCATAGACGGGATATTCGCTAATGTACCTACGCAGAAACCAATAGGGTTGGACTGCGTCCGCCCAGTTGATTGGCCAGCTCGATGGGCATGGGCAATCACGCAGTTCCCAAACGTCTCCGCCGAGTCCCGGATGAAGTTCTCCCCATACAAGACCCCATGTCCCCACTTGTAACCTCCAAGCTTGTAGAAGGAACGGTCCAGAGCGTCGTTGTACTGGATGAATGTGTGGCAGTGCTTCTGGATCGGTGCCAGCATCCGCTCCCAAACCGCCTCGGCGAAGCCCCGCACCACCGCGTTGTGATGGTTCAAGTACTTCTTGGCCCGCTCATCATGGTTACCAAGCGTGAACACCGTGGGCCGCAACTCGTTCAGGAACGCCACACCCTCCTGAATATCGTCCAGATAGTCGTCCGCATGGTCCGAATCGTCAGGGTTGGATAGCGATCCCGCACGGAGCGAGGCGAGATCATAGGCATCGCCCAGATGGATCACCTCATCCGGCTTGAACCGCTCGCGGAATAACAGAACCGCCGCCAGCGCATCCTTGTTCGCTCGGTTGCCATGACTGCAACCAATAGCCATCACTCTCTTCACACCCATGCCGCGACAAAGCATAAATTGCGCGATACAACAAGCGGTTTGCGGCATACCGCACCATCGTAACCGGGCCGGTTCCCGAATTCCGGTTCCCGAATTCCGAATTCTGTATGGCGTATGCAAGATCTGGAATACCGCACCATGAGACCGCATGATCCCGAAACAGATTTCGGGATGATACCGGCGGGGTCGCAGGGGATGTAACAGGGTGGGACATGGGATGTCTTACCTTGGAGTGCTATGTAAATGACCTGGCGGGACATTGGATGTCCGAGGGGGGGGGGTGACAGGGGCTTGTGACATTGAATTGGCCAACTAGGAAAGCGGTGAAATTGGCAGGGCAATGGCGGAACAGGGGATTGGCAGGGGCTTGGACTGGCGGGGCCTTGGACAGGGAAAACGGGGCATGACCACTGGTGAAGCGGAAAGTGGGCAAGGCGGGGCTTTTAATTGACGGGAGGCTATGGGTAGCGGACGGGGCAAACAAAAGGCCCCTAGGGGCTTCCTAGGGGCTTGGCGGGGCTGGACTTGGCGGGGCTTACTATGGTTTACCGTTGCCAGCCAGTGCTGACAGAATTAACAACAGAGTAAACAGAACGCATAGCGCAAGGTATCCAATTACTCTCAACAGAGGTTTCACTTGGTTGCCCCCAAGACTTGGACAGTGTGTGTTGGATCGTAATCAGGGAACGAATCACCTGCATCGATTGGCCAAACGTCTTTGCGGTATGTCAGGCCCTTGGACTCTGTTGTGCCCATGGAACGGAACCAATCGGCAGACTTAGTAGGAACAGAACAGAAGCCTTGCCAGTTATTCACGCTCAACAGACGGGGCTTCCTTCCTTGAATGTTAAACTGGCAAACAGTGTTTGGACGCATTGACAGGGGCTTGGTTGCATTGTCTGACAATACCTTGGCAATGTTATCCAGATCCCGGGATTCAGTGGACCACAAGTGTGCCCCGCTATTGTTTGAACAATAGGAAAGCTTACCATTGCCACACTTGGCCACTGTCAGCGTTTTGCGTTTGGCATTGATAATGCCGAACACGCCGTAACCAGACCAACTTGCCTTGGTGTTTTCAAACGGGGCCTTTTGGCTATTAAACCAATTTAGGAACTGTTCACTGTCACAATGGTTTTCCGCTTTTGGTTCTGGTCCATTCCCAATCCAAGACAACACGCCGTTGTGTGACAATAGAACAGACTTCCTGTTGAATGGATGGACATTGGCCAACATCACTCTGCTGGTTGCGGTTCTGCCATGGCAGACTATTGCAGTAGTGTTTGTTGTGATTGAACCGGTTTCTATTCTGTTGCAGTCAATCCACTCTGGTAGTGTAACATTGAAACCCGGATAGTTTGACGGTTCTAAATAATGGCCTGTTGCAACGGTACCGTTTGAACCATAGACAGTAAAACCAAAACCATCCTTTTGAGATTGGCTAAATATCGAAGATGTTTTCTCAATCAGTTTCAATGTCTGCTGTTTGGTGAAGTTGCCAGTGGCTATAAATAGTTTGCACATAGTGTTTCGTTGTTGTTGGTTGTTGTTGTTATTCGTTTTGGGACACTGCGGAAGAAACCCTGTCGTCCACTGGTCCTAAATCGCCGTACAGACGTTGTTGGCGCAACACACACCAACTGGCAATCCACTGAGGAAGAATGGCCAGAAATTGGTCCCAATTGCGGGGCATGCTGTTCTGTCTGACTGAGGCCCAACGAGTCAGGAACTGACAGAGTAAGGCCCAAGACTCAATCTTAACAACATTGGTTGAGCCTCCCTGCATGCGCCACTCAATGGTCCCGTGTTCAATCACACTATCATAATTGATAGCAGAATACCTGTTGCCAGCACTATTGGAACGGAACGAATCTGAGTCCCGTCTGTTGTTGCCCCAACGACAATAGCTAGAACGCAAACGGGATTTGGGGACAAGCTTTTTTAACATTGGGTAAATAGCTATAAGCCTGTCGTACGTTTCACCAACATCACACTGAGTGGATGTGCCGCAACCAACAGGGGGCAAGTGTCTAACGTCTACATGTACATGTAGACCACAACGCTGGTTCACTGTTGCACCTTCAAGCAATGGTTTTAATGACAGAATACCGTTTATGCGTCCATTCTGTCCTACCCATGTAATCTTTCGTAATTCAATTCCGCCTTGGTTGAGTGAACCATCATGTACATAATTGCCAAGACTGCCAGCAGGTAAATCAGACCAGCGTGTCGGATAGTGTTCTATTTCAACACCTAACAAACTGCCAAGGGGCATTGTTTTTTTGGCCTTCTCAATAGCACTGGCAGGCTTGGGTCTAACATGTTTCCCGGCTCTCAAACCCTGTACATACTCTGGGACATTGAATGAATAAGTATGACGGGAAGGAATAGGCGTATTCGATTTCAGTAATTGAGCCAACAATGTGTGTTTCGCAGGAATAGGAAAGCCCCGAACAGGGGCAATGGTTGAGTTATCAATAAACAGGGGATTGGTAAGACTCTGCCCATTGGCAGTTCTGGGGGTATGATAATTGGAGTAAATGTATCGTCCCGTTCCTTTGGAATAGCCACTAGAACAGAATACCGATAGAAGTGTGATGGACTCTTTCACATTGCACCTCCCATAATCGCATCGACCAGAAGCCAGACGATGGGGACAAGGATTGCGTTGAGAATCAGGAAGGCCAGCGCCTTCCCTAGTAGGGTTCGTTGTTGTTTCATGCTTGAAATCCTGCGGTTTTCGCAGGGTTTCGACGGTTTACACTGGTTCTCTACGGTAAACAACAGAAAACGAAAAAAAGTGGCGAAGTGGCCTTTTTCAGGGGTAAACTGCCAGTCATGGCTAGTGGTAAGACAAAGCAAGTCCAAGGGGGTAAGACAGTCAATGTCCAAGGGGAAAACGAGGGGAAGAAACGGATCGGGAGGCCCCTTAAAATCCTTTCTGCTGAAGTGACAAAAAAAGCCATTGAAGCCGCTCGCCTTGGTATACCAATTGAGCGTATAGCCATAGGTTGCGGTTTTTGGAACAACGGGGCAGGCTGGCAGACTTACTTAGTTAGAAACCCAAAGTTTGCTAGTGAGTTAGAACAGGCGAGATTTGATGGGGAGCTAGAACTCACCAGCGTAGTGAGGCAATGCGGCAACGGATGGCAAGGCTCCGCATGGCTCCTTGAACGTACTCGCGGTTACGTCGCCCGCGCATCACTCGAGCACACTGGTAAAGGTGGCAAGGAATTATCAATTAGCGGCTCACTACTAGGAGCTTTCGGTGGTGGGAACAAATAGGATAACGTATACGAATAAGCGGCTGTAGCAATAGGACCACGGGGGTGGGGGACCACCCAGGTGGGGGGTGGTTGTTACCTTATACCCCCTCTCCGCAACCAACCCAATTTTATGGCAGTCAAGCAAATTAAGAAAAAGAAATCTCCTTCACTCGGCATGGGTTCGCATATCCCTGCTTGGAAGCAGCGTAAGCTATTGGAGGAGGCTCAGCAGTTGCAGAACTTCCCTAAGATGATGCTTGGCCTACGCGATACCTATGCGTGGCAGGAGAAGGTGTTGGGAGCTTTGAATGAGAAACACTCAAAGGTAGCTCTTAAAGCGGCGAATGGATCGGGCAAGACGAGCATGGTAGCCGCGAGTGCGGTCATCTGGCACATGCTCCGCTGGCCAGGTAGCCTCGTCGTCTGTACCGCTGGTGTATATCGACAGGTGGCCGACGCTCTGTGGCCGCATCTGCGGAAGATGATCAATGGGTTGGGAGGAGAGGAGAATGGTTTCTCGATCAAGGATGGCGAGATCCGCTATGTGTATCCGAAGAAAGTGGATGGTCAGGAGTTGGTGAGTAGGTGTATCGGGTTCTCGGCGAGCAACCCTGAGAAGGCGGAGGGCTGGCATGTGCAGGGTCCGAGCAACGACCTGATGTATATCGTGGACGAGGCGAAGGCGGTGCCGGACGGGATCTTCCAGTCGATGGAGCGGTGCCAGCCGACGAGAACACTTCTGATGAGCAGTCCTGGTGGATCATCCGGGTATTTCTACGATGTATTCAGGCGGAACGATGGTAAGTGGCAGACCTTTACCGTTACCGCGTTTGATTGCCCGCATATTCGGAAGGAGTGGATTGATGATCAGTTCGCGAGGTGGGGCGAGGGTCATCCGCTGGTCCGGTCGATGATCTACGCGGAGTTCATGGAGGATGATGGGAGCCTCACGGCGGTCAAAACCTCTGACTGGCAGAAGGTGGTTAGTGGCCCACCCAAGGAGGAGCTGGATGGTCACCGGCTGACGGCGGGTTGTGATTTCAGCGCGGGCGGAGATGAGAGCGTGATGGTGGTGCGTCAGGGCAACACGGTTAAAACACTGATCCGTTGGCGGGACAAGGACACGATGGCCAGCGTGGGTAGGTTTATATCGGAGTTCAGGAAGTGGAAGCTAAAGGCTGAGGATATTTATGCGGATGTGGGTGGAATGGGTGTGGTGATGTGTGATGCGCTGAGGGCGGAGGGTTGGGATGTGCGGCGGGTGAACTTTGGTGAGCGGGCCATCCGGGATGATCAGTTCGTAAATCGGGCGGCTGAGATGTGGATTGAGTTCGGAAGGATGGTGGAGGAGGGTAAGGTGAATCTGGGGCCGGTGGGTACGGATGAGGTGTTGCTCCAGCAGTTCGTGAGCCGGAAGGTGCGGACGAATGGGAAGGGGAAGTTGACGCTGGAGGGTAAGGATGAGCTGCGGGCCAGAGGGGTGAATAGTCCTGATCGGGCGGATGCGGTGGTACTGGCTTTCTGTGGTGGGGGTGGGAAGCGGATGGACGAGTATTTGAGGGCGGTGAACGAGGATGGGCGGAGTTTGATGGAGAGGTTAGAGGATGAGATTGGCCCACTAGAGCATAGCGAAAAAGGGGTTGCGCTTGCTGGATGTGAGGTTGGGGGGTAGGAAAGGACAACGATTTTATGATGAGCGATAAACAGCGGAACGCTTTGCAGGGCAATATTGTCACGGCGATCAGCCAGCGGAGTCCGTGGGAGTTGAGGCAGACTCGGTGGTATGAGTTGCGCCACAATGGGTTGCGCCGAATGAATAAGCCCTGGCCGAAGGCTGCGGATATGCATTGGCCGCTCATTGATACGGCGATCGAGAAGCTGAAGCCGATGTTCCTCCAGCAAGCTCTGGGAATGGATGTGGTGGCCAGCTTTATACCGATGCGCCAGCAGTTGAATGCGTATACGAAGGTGGCCGAGGATTGGTTCAATTATAAGATACGGGAGAAGACCAACTTCGTGGATGAGGTGTTGAGCTGGGTGGATTACACGCTGATGAGCGGGCGTGGGGTTATGAAGTGCATGTGGAATCCTGCGGATAAGCGGGTGGATTTCGAGGCGATTGATCCGATGTATTTCATTGTCCCGGCGTATACCGTGGATCTTCAGGATGCGGACTGGGCGGTGCATGTGATGCCGATGAGTGTTCCGGCTTACAAGCGGGTGGCGGCTCAGCTTGGATGGAAGAGTGATGCGAAGACGATCGAACGGATTCGCGGAGACATGGACCATGATAGCACGATTCCGGGTTCGGCCACCGAGGATGCGGCGAAGCAGTTACGCGAAGGTATTACATATACGAAGAACAGCGATGGAATGATCGTGTGGGAGGTGTACCGGAAGCGGGATGACGGGGTGTGGGAGGTTTATACTTACAGTCCTGCGGCGGTGGATTTGGATCTGCGGGACCCGATGGAATTGCCGTATGATCACGGGAAATGTCCGTTCGTGGATTTCCCGTATGAGATCAAGGACAAGGGCTGGTTCAGTTCGCGTGGCGTGTGCGAGATCCTGGCGGCGTTCGAGCTGAGCATGACCGCGATGTGGAATCATAAGCATGACGCGATGACGCTGTATAATCGTCCGCTGTTTCGGGCGGAGCGGGAGTTGCCGAATAGCATCAATCTGCGGTTCCAGCCGGGGCAGATTTTGCCGTATGGCGTGGCTCCGGTTCAGATGCCGCAGCCTCCGGTGAGCTTTGATCAGGAGCTGAATCAGACGCGGGCCATTGCGGAGAACCGGATCGGTAGCCCGGATTACGCGATGAGTAGTGCGATGAGCGGTGGTAGTGATCGGAGGACGGCGACCGAGATCCAGAGCATCAATGCTCAGTCGATGCAGAGCGGTGATTTGCGGGCGCGGCTCTTCCGCATGGCTCTGGGCAAGCTGTACCGTCAGGCGTGGGGCTTGTATGTGCAGTATGATTCCAAGAGTTTGCGCTACCGGTTCGCCGAGGACTCGTTGGATGCGGACCCGGTGGCACTCCATGATCAGTACGAGCTGGAGCCGAAGGGTGGAATGGACATGGTGAGCCGTCAGATGATGGTTCAGCAGGCCATCAGCCGTAAGCAGTTGTTCATGAACTCGCCATGGGTGGATCAGGTGGCGTTGGACAAGAGCATCATGGAGCTGGATGATCCGAGTTTGATCAAGAAATTGATCCGTGATCCGGGTCAGAAGGCCCAGGACGAGCTGGAGGACGAGACCAAGACGATCCCGACGCTGCTGGTTGGTATTCCGGTGCCCGCGAAGCCGGGGCAGAACTACGCTGGGCGAATTGGGGTGCTGATGCAGTACCTGAATGGCGCAATGCAGCAGGGTCAGCAGTTCAGTCCTGCGGCCCAGAATGCGTTTATGGTGCGTTTGGATAGCCTTCTTCAGGAGTACGAGAAGGTGGCGACCAATGAAGCGCGGAAATTGCGGGCTGAAATACAGAAATTCCTTACGAGCAGTGGTCTCCTTCCTAGTCAACAGCAACAACAAGCTCAGGCGATGGCTCAGCAGCCTCAGATGTGATGAATTTTTGCAAAGACTGCCAGTTTTTGAGTGCTGATAAGAGCTGCCGGAGGTATCCACCTGCTGGTAGACCTAGTTGTTGGCCAACTATGAAGGCTGAAGACTGGTGCGGTGAATTCAAATCCATGAACAACCCAATCGTGACCACTGTGGTGGTGCAAACCACACCGAAATCGTTGGATGAACCACGACCAATCATCATGGAGGCACTCGAAGAGGGTGTTGCTCCGAAGATTCGGTTCCAGAAGCCCAAGAAATCGGAGAGCTTGAAGGATATTCAGGCTTCGCCATTGTTCTCGGGAGGACAGGCTTAATATGGCTGAATACCAAGGCAAGAAAGTCACGCTGAACAAGCCCTTCTACACTCCTGGTGAGAAGAAGAAGAGTGCGGTTTATGTTCGCAATCCGAAGGGAACTGTAATCAAGGTGCGATTCGGTGATCCTGACATGAGCATCAAGAAATCGGACCCGGAACGGCGCAAGAGCTTCCATGCGCGGCATAACTGCGATACGGCAACGGACAAAACAACGCCAAGGCATTGGAGCTGCAAGGCGTGGTAATTTTATGATCAGCTTCTTCGCACGAGTCCGTACCGCGTGGACATTTGCGCGGCATCAACGATGGGTCGATCCGCTTCCTTGGCGCAAGGAGGACGCGATCACGCTCAATAATTTCTTCAATAGCGATACTGGCAAACGATTCAGGGATGCACTGTTAAACACTGTGCTTATGCAGAATGCTTCTGCTATAACTGATAGAAACCATTTGCAATATTCGTCAGGCTTTGCAATGGGTCAGGCCAGTCTTGTGAAGGTCATCGAAGTGATGGCCGATCAGGAATCAATTACGGGGCAGGAAGATGATCCGGATTCTGCCACGAACACATAGGATCAAAGTTGCGGTTGCCGGTCTGTGCGGACCAGCAAACGAGTAAAAGCACAATATGTCAGACGAATCAATGAGTGCAGATGGCCTACTCGCGTTGGCCAGAGATCACGATGCCGGTGTCGATATTGACAGCCAGCCAAGGGGGCAGACTCCAACATCAAACGAGTCAGCTCCGGTTGAGCAGGAATCCTCTGATGAGGTGACCGCCAGCAAAGAGGTCGATGGTGGTGAGAAGGAAGTAAGCACGAAGTCAGAGACTGAACCGAAGGCGACAAAGACAGAACCGAAGGTTGAGAAGGAGAAGAGCAAATTCGCTCAGGAACAGAACCGAAAGGCGAAGTCCTGGGAACAAATCAACGCTGAGAAGGAGGCCCTCAAGGCTGAGCGCGAAGCGGTGAAGCGTGAGCGTGAGGAATGGAGCAGGAGCCGGGAGCAATCCAAGGCCACCGAAACCAATTCTCATCGGGACGAGAAGGGCTATACGGCGGAGGACTACGAGGCTGCGGCCAAGGAGTTTGAGGCTGATGGCGATTCTCAGTTGGCCAAGGCAGCGCGAGCTAAGGCTGATAATGTCCGCAAAGCGGCTGGCGAAAGACAGCAGAAGGTTCAACAGGAGCAGTTCCAGAAGTCATGGGCTGAAAACTACGGCAAGCTGTCCGAGAAGGAGGCTTGGCTGAAAGATCAGAACAGCTCTGAGTACAAGCGTACTGTTCAGCTTTTGCAGAATTTCCCGCTGCTCACTGCGACTCCTGATGGACTTGTCCACGCTGTCGAAATTGTGAAACTCCAGAATGCAGCCGAACGGTCTCAGTCGATGGAAGCCGAGAACAAGTCTCTGAAAGAACAACTCAGTAAGCTCCAGCAGAAGACCGCTATTGGTAAAAGCGTACCGGCAGGACAACTCAAGGCTGAAGAGAAGGATTTCTCCAAGCTATCCCTGAAGGAGCAAAGGGACGCGCTCATGCGAGCGACGAGAGAGTTCGACCGGGACGAAAACTAATAGCACAACCACAACTAAAATATGGCAGGCATTACTTCTTCATCCACACTAACCAGTCAGTTCCAGAACTTCTTCAGCAAGGAGCTTCTCTCGATCGTCCAACAGGAGACGATTCTTGATCAGTTCGCCATGAAGGCTCCGATCCCTCGGAACAATGGTAACAAGGCCATCACGATGTTCCGCTTCGGTTCGCCGAGCATCTCTGATGTTAAGACGTTGACTGAGGGTACGGCAATTGGTTCCGCGAACTACCGCGCTCTGGCCCTGAACAGCCTCAGCAAGTCGCTCGCCCAGTACGGTCAGGTGATCGGTTTGACCGACATCCTCCGCGCCACGGACCTGTTCAACTCCATGCAGCAAGCCACCAAGACCTCCGGTCTGGACATGGCCCTCTGGGTTGACTCCGTGATCCGCAACGTGCTGGTTGGATCTAACCTCACCGCGAGCGGTTCGTCCATTGGTTCCGCCGCCGAGGGTTCTGGTACGTTCGATAACTCGGACGCTTGTAACACTGCCGCTTCTTCCGGTGGTATCAAGGTCTACGGTAACCCAGCTACGCTGACCACTCAGACCTTCTCTGCGTTGAACAGTGCTACCACCGCTGCCGATGCTACGATGACCGCTTCGGCTGTCCTTGATTCCATGACCCGCCTGAAGCGCAATCGCGCTCCGATGATCAACGGTGGCTACGTCCTGGCGACCGATCCTCGCGTGATCCGTGACCTGATGCGCGATAGCGACTGGTTGAACGCCTCCAACTACGGCAACAAGGGTGTTCCGTTCTACAAGGGCGAAGTGGGTTCCATCTACGGTTGCCGCGTGGTCAGCCAGACCAACTCGTTCGTCAGCACCGGCTCTTCCACTGCTTCGGATGAGTTCGTCTATCAGGCCAGCTCGGCTGGTGGTGGCTTGGCCGTCAGCAAGGACATCATCGCCTCGCTGTTCCTCGGTAACGAGGCGTTTGGTATCCCTGCTCTGACCGGTGATGATCCGTTGTCTCCGAAGATCGTGATCACCGATACACCCGACAAGAGCGATCCGTTGAACCAGTTGGTCACCGTTGGTGTGAAGCTGTACTTCGCCGCTCTGCGTTTGGCCGCTGGTAATACTGGTTCGACCGGTAACCCGGTGTGGTACTTGGTGCATCGTACTAAGACCTCTACCACGCTGTAATATGCGACCACAGACGGCCACCATTACGGTGATTGCCGTCAGCCCAAAGGGGCATCATCAGGAAACTGGTGGTGCCCCTTCTCATTCCGCTTGCGGATGCGAAGAGGCTGATAACAATGCGCCCATGATTTCTATTCCAGTCGAGGCTCTTTCCACTGATACGGAAGATGGCCAGAAGGCTACTCCTGAAGTGGGTGATGAAGTGCTTCTCGATGATGTTCGCGGTGTTCTCAAGAAGCTTCAGAATGGTGAGGCTTACGTTGAGATCAAGAGCGTGAACGGCATGCCCGCTGAATACGAGACCACGAGCAGCGATGCTGAAGAGGCCAAGCAGCCGATGGATGAGAAATCCATGCGTAAGATGGCCATGATGCACGACGGCGAAATGGAAGACTAAGATGCCCATCTATACCTTCGAGAACAATGGTCAGTGCATCGAGCATATCGCTCCGATGGGTACTGACTCTGTTGTCCTTGATGGGAAGCGGTGGAACAGGCAGCCGGTGGCCCGCTTTGGGGTCACCGGTTTTGCCCGCGAAGCCGAACTCAAGGACAAGGTGAAGCAGGGATTCAGCCGGATGGAAGACCGTCATGGTTCCCGCTTTGAAAGCACTTTTACAAAGAATCAAATTAGGAAGATCTGGGATATATGAGCGACGTATCAAATCAAGCCATCGAGTATTCGATGGGACAGGGCGGATTTCAACTGGTGACCGTCACGACGCTGACCACTGGC